GCAACTATAAAGTTACGAAAAATTTGGCACTTGACCAAATTTTATTGACACTTATTTTGTTGGAAATCAATAATATGGATATGTTTTACAGCATAAATTTCTAATTCAGATTTTTAACGAACTATTGTTATATAAATTCACAATGTGCTGCGCCGTGATTGAAAACTTTCCACGTGCTCAGGTGAAATACAGATTCAACGACCGCAACAATACGGTATACCCTTCCGGCTTTGCAGAAGAGTTGATGCGGCAGGTCGCACTCTTGGAAACCTTGACCATCACAGAGGAAGAAATTGCATTTATGCGCTACAGATGCCGGTATATCCCGGCATGGTTCTACAACTTCTTGCGTGGATTCCGATACAGTCGTCATTGGGTAAAGGCTTCACAGAATGAGGAAGGACATCTGCTTGTGGAATTTGAAGGATGCTGGAGCAATACAATTCTGCTTGAAGTAAAGGTTCTGGCCATAATCTCCGAGCTATACTACGAAATGACGGGGCAGGCTGCGGAATTTGATTTTGCCGGATATTACGACAAATCCCATGAAAAGGCCAAGAGACTGCTTGAAGCCGGCTGCACATTCAGCGACATGGGGACACGACGGAGGGCTTCACTCAAAGCCCAGGATCTGACGATTGGTGCCATGGCGGAATGCCAACGTTCAAGAAGTATGCCGGGATGTTTCATGGGCACAAGCAACGTCTACTTCGCAATGAAATACGACCTCACTCCCATCGGGACTATGGCCCATGAATTCATCAGTGCTATTGCCGGGATGTATGGCCCGCAAATGGCAAACCATATAGCAATGGAGAGATGGGCGCAGACCTATCGTGGAGCTTTGGGTATTTTTCTTTACGACACGTATGGCTGGCAGATATTCAATTTGAATTTCTCCGAGGATTATGCCAACATGTTCAAAGGGCTTAGGGTTGACAGCGGCGACAATTTCGAGCAGCTTGATTTGATAATCAGCAAGTATGAATCCCTTAAAATCGACCCGACCACAAAGCAGGTGGTCTTCAGCAACGGCCTAAACGTGGACAAGGCATTGGAGATACAGGAGTATGCCAAAGGGAAATGTATTCCATCCTTCGGAATTGGCACGCACTTCACCAATGACTTCGATGGAATAAAGCCAATGAACATCGTCATAAAACTCACAGATGTCAAAATCACGGAGTCTTGGCCATTCTATTGTCAGACGTGCAAAATCAGTGAGGATAAAGGCAAACACACAGGCGATGCAGAATTGATCAAATGTTTCAAAAGACTTATTCATCTTGACAATGAATAATAAAGAAACGGATGTTATTCATGGAAATATATTCTTCGTCTCATCCATCAGACGCACACTTCTGCCATGAAAGGATTGCAATTTTTTTGTCAAAACGCAGGCGTTTCTAAAGCATTATCAGACAGAATAAAACTTGAACAAACAAGACGATCCGCTAATAAAAGATTGAAAAAAATTTAAAAAAATAGCGTCGATATCAAAAAAAAGTAGTAATTTTGCACCGCTATCAAAAACGACCGAGGAAAGATGCCGGAGCGGTCGAACGGGACGGTCTCGAAAACCGTTGTACACTTCTGTGTACCCAGGGTTCGAATCCCTGTCTTTCCGCAACCCTTACTGAAAATCAACCACTTGCAAAATAGTGGGGCAGAAAGTGGGGCAGAAACAAAGAAAACGTCCTTTTTGGGGCGTTTTCTTGTTTCTTTCAGGTGCGTTTCCCAACGAGCCTGAATCAAAATAAACCAAAATGAGAAAAGTTTGCCATTATCTTTGATTCTTTATTTTCTTGATTAGCCATATCACAGCAATCACTATGACCACAACAAGGATGCCAATAGAAATACCTCCGACTTCTTGCTTGACCTGTTCCCATTTTGACAACTGTCTTTCAACCGGCATAGGCATTTGATTGGATTCTTCTATCAGGGCCATCAGTTCCGTTTTTTGTGCTGTCAGTAGGCTATCGATATATTGACGAGTAATTTCTGTTGTTTTATTATTTTCCGTTGTAGTCGTTCGGTCGCTTTTCTGTATCCGGTCGCGGTATCGCTCCTTAGAAATTATATCCCCAGCTTCGTTAATATGAAGCACAATGCTATCCCTGACTGCGACACTATCACGGGCAGAGATGCTATCACGTCTTTGTTCCAACACTCGGATTTCATTCAGAAGATTCTGAACACGCTGCATCAAAATCTCTGAATTTTGTGAAATACTATCAGTCTTGGATGATTCCACCGGGATATAACGTTGACTTCGACATCCCGACATCCCTATGAACAAAATTGCCATAAGGAAGATAACAAACTTGGATTTCATATTAGAGGGTAATTGTTTAATCGCTGGAAGTCTGAACAGATGAAGTATCTTCCTCCGTAGTCATTGTTACCACGGCCTCATTAGCTCCGGCAATCTCTGACCACTGACCATTCTGCATTGCATAGGCGCACTGGTCATTAGCCGGGATTTCAGGAATTGAGGAGAGCTTCGTATTAACCGAAGTCATTTTTGTTTCCAACTGGGCCACACGCGCAATCAGAAGATTGAATGTCTGGGTTGTAATGAAACCACTAACATCAGGAATATCCGAGATTTTTGCATATATCCTTTCAGCATCCGCAGCTTTTAGATAAGGCGTGAGGTCAACCTTTGGCATAAATTTGCCAACGATTTCCCAATGGTCGCCAAGCCAAAGATACTCAATATATTCATTCTTGCCGACTTCTCCATCGGGGTCTGGTACGCAATAGATTTTATTCTTGATGTCAGATGTTGGAAGTTCATCAACGATTTCAAACGGAGATACATCAAGTTTCGTCCGTATTTCGTTTTCTGCTGTAATCTCGATGCCGTAACCGGGTGTCAGTTTGTTCTGTTTCCCATTCAATGCTGATTTTGGGGCAACATCTTCGGTTACAAATGCTTTTAGCAGAGATACAAGAAAACTGCCATTAGCATTATCTTTGGCAAAAGGGATGATTTCGTTTCCGTCAAGTTGAAGAGTGGGAATAAGTTCACTTATTTTTAAGTCTTTATCTTCCATATTGATGTTGTTATTTTCTTGTTTGATTGTTGAACCTGTTTCAAGGAGTGTATTCTTGTTATTTTCAAGGATAATATTATCCGGAGTCCTTGTTGGGATGACTTCAAAAGACTTTGTTCCATCTTTCTCAAGCAATAAAGACTTCCCATTCTCAAGACAGAAATTGAAACCATTCTCTTGCTTCAAAACGGGCTTCTTGACTTCAACAGTACAAGGATTATGAAAGGCAAGATGTGTCTGGGGTAGCCTAACATTAGACAACCCTATTTTGAGCAAGGATATTTTTACTGAACTCCTCTCCATTATGATTCAATCATTCGCGCTTCTGTTACTTCCGATTGTGATACAATAGAAACTTTGACACCAGCACAGATGCCAATTTCAAATATCAAGTCTTTCGGACTATCATCACCAAATTTTACGATAGGAATGGGCGGTAAATTGCCAATGGCTGCCATAACTCTTAAAGTGGCGCCAGATGTTCTACAAATATGTACAGCATCATTGCCAGTTGCCAAGAACTCCGTTATATAATGCCCTTTAGGGTCTTTATTAAATGTGAGCTGTTTTTCCATATACTACCCTTTATTATTGATTATCATCTTTAGGGGATGTCTTTGTTACTTCTCTTTCTTCAATGATTGTCACTTTCCTCTTTTCTTCGGTGACATCATCAAGAAGTTCCTCTTTGCCAACCAATTTGTAAAAATTGAATTTCTTCTTAATGCCTTTATATTCAAGATAATTATTGACACAAGAATTTATCTCAATACCATAAATGATAAATAGCATACCCATACTTATGACAGGTACACCAATCGTTATCTCAAAGGTCATACTACATACTTCTGCGAGTGTAACCCAGCACAAGTAATCGACCATCTTATTTATGGTACGCCGGATGGCGCGTGAAAAACGTATCTTCTCACCACGTTTTTTAGCAGCCATGATGCCGAATCTTAAATCTGCGATAACAAGAATCATGCCCAGTAGAAGCCAAGGGGCGAGATGCGCGTAAAAGGATGTTATGGAAGCACCCAATACAGCAAAAATCGAACTAAATAGATTATTGTCGTTCATTACTTGTCGTCTTTATAAATGTTATTACAATCGGTTGCCATTCTACAATAAGATGACAACCAAAGGTATTTATATTCCTCTAACTAAAGAATTATAACCACCGTCAATCTACGACTTTATCTAATAGTCGTAAAAATCCCACCTAATCAATGTTAGATGGGATTTCATTTAGTCTGTTACTACTTCCGCTTCATGTCCCAGAAGTCGGTTCATTGCATCAATGAAAGCTGGACTACATAAGGTCATATAGGTTTCAATCTGTTGAATTTCCTTGTCGGTATAGTTTGTTGGGCCGTCTGAATTATATATCTTCAAAGCCAAAGCGTGAGCGGCGACACCTTGCCCCATATTGTATATCACATCTGCAAATTGTGTACGCAAGTCACAAATGGAACAATTCTTATGCGCCACATCCGTGAAGATTTCAATTCTTGAGAAGTCTATTTTCATATTCGTTCTATCAGTTTTGTCTGTTAATAATCCTTGCTGTATACATCAGTGTATAGGATTTATCAAGCACGCCTGTTTTATTGGGGTCATAAACAAGTAGGAACGTTACAGCATCACCAGCACCCATCTCAAGGTTGTCATACCTACCATTATTCCAATGTGTCATAGTAGGATATTCACCGGTAAAATAAGGTGTTTGTTTTGCTCCATTGACAGTAACCTCTTTTTTACATCTACCATAAATATTGAAGCCATTCTGACTATTCAAGTCAGCAACAACAATAAACTCTATGCAGAATGGCGTAGATGTACCTATTCCAAGAGCTTTACGAACTTGTGATAGGGTTGGAAGTGTTATACCGGAAGATGAACCAGTTGCATAGACAATCCACTTGTTATTTTTTGATATTTTCAAAAAACCATCATAAATTGTATTGCTACTATTTATAGTATATTTACTATAATGATAACCACTAATCCAACCGTCAAGATTGCCATTGCCAGTGCCAAGAAACGCATGATTTATATCTGCATTTTTAGCAGAAAGAAGCATAGCGATATTTCTACCAAGACCCCAAAAATTATTAGAATCCTCATTCTCAAATCGCGCTACGGCTCTATTCCCTGTTGTTGCGGGAAGCACATTGCCACCAATTCCAGCAAATGTTTTGTGGGTATCATTACGGAATATAATACAGGCATCATTTGAGAAATCTGGGCCATTTGTCAAAGCACTGCCTGAAATATTGAATCCTGCAATCTTTCCAGATGTGGCATTGATAGTTCCTGATATGTCAGCCTTGGTTGCTACCAGATTACCATCGACATCAACCCTAAAGGGTGCGTTATCCGGTGTTGTTGAACCTGCCCATATACGAATCTTCTTACCAGCCAAAGAACCTGACATACCGGCGGTAATCACACCCTCGTCATTCTCTATCAGAATTTGATTGGATTGCATTAAAGTAATTATTGCATCATCAGCAAGCAATAAGGGTGTATATATAGGAACCATAGTATTTAATGGCTCCCAAAATTCAAGCCAAGACTCAGTTCCATTGTTTGTGAGTTGTGGAGCATTGCTTTCAGTAGATGAATGGGTCTTTTTACATCTAAACCACTTAGCATGAGAAGCATATATGGTGTTATCTGTCATAAGATACACTAAATCTATATACCTTAATCCCGTATCCGTCAGTGCTGAATCATTATGATACTCAAATCCGGTGGCAAATTTGGAACGTCTGAATATACAGCCTTGAAGACCTTGCGGCCCGGGATTTCCCTCTTTTCCATCAAAAACAACCGGAATTGTTACTGTGTCCAACATCGCACCCGTTCCTGATACTACACCGGCCGTAACACTTCCTGTTTTATAAAGCTGGAATATCACTTGTTTGGTTGAAGCGGAAATGGTTATATCAGTATTAGGAGTGTATTTTTTCCATAGCGATATAATATTTGATGTGCCGATGGTTCTATATATGGCGAAAAGGTCTGTTACCGATTCAGCCTGTGCATCTCCCACTTGTTTCATCACATTGCATGAAACAGTCGTAGGGGATATAACGCCTGCCGCAGTTTTCGTAACTTGGGATACACTCGGCACAAGCCAGTAGCGGACGGCATCGTCACCGTCTTCACCATTCTTACCATCCTTGACAATGGGTATTCTTTCACTGTCTAATAAAGTTGCCCCATCAGTGTCATACAACTTCAAAAGAATGGCTGTGCAGGAAGCACTGATATTGGTTATTGTGCCACCTGTATCGCTTAACGTGATTTCAGTAGAATCCTGACCCTCTCGCTTATATTTAAGGGTCTTTTCTGTGGTTCGTGTTGTGGCAGTCCCAACAGTCTTATTTTTATATGCTGTGATGGAAGTCGGAGATAAGGTATCTGAAGCATTTCTACTGATTGCACTTACCGATGCTTCGATTGAGTATATGACGGGGCTGTTCCCATCATTTCCAGCCTTAACCTTATACAAGGACATGACCGCACTAAGGGTTTGAGTGCCTTTCTTGGCAGTAATAGTAACGGAGGCTTTGTCCGCTGATATGGCAGACACGTCAACCTTTCCGTTAGATGAGTTGATGGATGATGTGCATCCGGAATCTTGCTTGCTGAAAGTCCAGCCGGTATCAACACTTGCTCCTTTATATACAGTTGAATTTGTGGAAGCAAGTGTACCTGTAATTGTAGGCGTACCAGATGAATTGCAAGGGATACCCTGCATTTCATTGTCAAGGTCTAAGATAAAGACACTTTCGCCATCTGCCACAACCGGCACAGTTTCAGTAGCAACATCAATATTATTCACATAAAGCACAAACTTAATCCATTGACAATTTGCAGGGATGGTTATAGCTGAGGAATAATTTGTGAGGTTGCTGGTAGAATTATCAGTATATCCAATCTGATACTTCAATGTACCCTCAGATGTGACAATGGGGCTTGAATTACCTGTCTGCTTGCGTTTTTCACAAGTAACGGAGGTTGGATGATATTTTCCATCATCTGTTTTCTTAACTTGGGATACACTCGGCACAAGCCAGTAGCGGACGGCATCCGCTCCCGGATTGCCGTCCTTTGGCCTGCGCCTGATAGTGATGCTTCCCTGTGCGTGTAGCATAGGCTTGGTTTAGGTTCAGTCTAAATGTTCAAGAACTTCGTTGGCAATAGCCTTAGCGTGCTTTCGCCACTGCTGATAGTCAGAATACTCGGAGATATACTCCTCGCGCTTTTCCTCGTCGATGTCAGAATCTTCATCCATAACCTCTGTATAGTTGGCGATAATCGCCTGAACATCATCGTTGGAATACTTATCGCTGACGATAGCACTCACAATGTCGTTATAGGTGCGACCCTGCACATCAACCTGATTGCAGTCATAAGTCTGGGGGATGTCCGCATCCTCGTTTTCTTCTTCCTCTGATTCACGTGGAGCGAGAGGTGCCGGGGTGATGTCGTAGAAGACGCGGAGGATACTGCCCTCGGGATACGCGATAATTCCCGAATCGGGAACTGTTGGAAATTGATAGTTACATTTCATTGTGCTGATTGTTTTAGGGATTATTCAAAATAGTAATCGGGAAACTTGCCTCCGATGTCACGTTTCTTGATAACGGTTGAAATCGGAAAGGCGTTTTCTATCTTGGCTGCTTGGTCAAGCATATTCTTCAAGGTGAAAGAATTGGTGATAAATTTACACTTCTCACCATTGTATTCAATCAGAACAACATATCTTCCATTACCATGTTGGGTTTTGACATCGGTTTGAAACTTTTCCACCTTGATGGGAAGATTAAGAATGCTATCAATCTTTATCTTCTTAACATCGAAGAACTGTTGACCGTCTTTTGTCGTAACACGACCGGATACTCCTATATCTGCAAAGCTCATGTCGTTATTCGTTAATTTGTTCCATAAGTTTCGGCAGTGACCCCATTTACACCATCCCCAATAGGAGGCAAGGACTTCACGCCTACGCTTTTCATCTGTTATTCGTTTTGCTTTTCGTGCGAAAGTTTGCTTTATTGATTTTCCAATTCTTTTATGATTTCTTCTCCACTATCATAGGCAAGTATTACCATGTCGATTAGTCGAAGAAACATCTTGTCTTTATAAAGGCGTTCCAAAGATGACCTTACAAGGTCATGAGGCAGACTCTGATAGTATTTCTTAAAATCAGTTTTCCAAAACCATTTAAGTTCAGGATGTCTGCGCAAAGTCCGCTGAACACGTTTAACACCGAAATGCAAACCTTTACCCTTGATACAGGCAAAAGTATCCATTATCAGACTTGCGAAAATCCGAGGGGATACAACCAGCATGATGGCGTGTTGCAATATTCGCCACGGATAATAATTCTGCTTTATAAGCTCCCTTACCTTTCCTGCATCAGTCCTGAGATATTCACTTCTGTAATTAGGCGGTGGAAATTTCAAGGTCAGAATCATCTTTTGCAACTCACGCAATTCGGCTTCTGCGTTTTCATTGTGTGCCTGAATGTACTTATTTGGTATCCTTACCTCTTTTCCATTGACGATGATGAGACGTTTTGCCTTGCCCTCTTGTGCCTTTCGGTCAGCAAGACGTAGATTGTCGATGTTGGCAATACGTTCCATTATGAAGCCCTCACGTTTTGGACGCTTACCGCCACGCATAGCAATGGCTTCCTCATAGATGCGGATACGCTCTATAAGAAGCGAATCAATTTCTTCATAGGTCATTGATTCCCATTGTATATCTTCAAATGGCTTGATAGTCATCATCAGTTGTTAAGTGTTCTGAAAAACCGGATATATAATTTTTATTTGTGCCAAACTAACTTTCTTCAAGTTCAATAATAGAATCCAACGAGAAATGCAAGATGGCTTGCTTGGATTCTCTGCCCGGAGCTTCCGAAATGCTTTCGCATCCTACTTGCACCGCTTGTCTGCTGCAAGGTGCAGACCTTTCCGCAATATGTGTTCTGACTTCACGGATAATCTTTCAATCCGTTACGCTGCGTAGTTCATTATAAGCGCAGGGTCAAGGCTCTGGGGAAATTTATCTGATTGGGTTTTACCCCTTTCATTCAAGTTTGGCGAGAGCCGTAATTCGCATTCGAGTTCGAGAAAGCGTTCCTCGAGTTCACGTAACCGAGACCGCAATACGAACCGTTATTCGCATTACCACCCCAGAGCAGCAGGCTCTTCCCCATCTACCTACCGAAATCGTGCCGTACACGCTGCACGCACCGAAATACGCTGACGCATTTATTGGCACGATTCGGTTTTTGTAATGGTTTTTCAGAATGTCAATGTTCTTTTTAATTATTGGTAAGACTTTGCTTATCTGAAACTTTACTTACGTTCCATCAGACAGTAGCCATCAGTTGCTTTCCGTCCATAAAGGTAAGGGGGCCATAATAAGCAAGGCGAGAGCCGCAATACGCATACGAGCGCGAGAAAGCGTGCCGCGAGTGCACGTAACCGAGACCGCAAGACGAACCGCGATCCGCAGCACCACCCCAGAGCAGCAGTTGACCAGTGTTATTGGCATATTCATAGTCGCACCAGTATGAATTACTTCCTCCGCCCAAAGTAGTTGCGATAAGGTCGAAGTATTCGCCAAGCATCATCTTTGTGACATATCCCTCACTGTTTGCTGAAAGGGTGCGTCTGACAGTCTGGCGATACTTACCCGATGGGTGTGTAGCCAATTCAGCGTATGACGGCATACGGTTGCCCTCATAGATATAGAACTCGTTTCCCGTTTGAGCAGTGTTTTCAGAATTTCCGAAGTATGCACCCTGAATCATCTCCCACTGCCAGCCCCATGCGTCTTCAAATCCGTTCAGATTGACACGTGAGCAATCCACGCCTACAACCGTGCCATTCGTGACTGTAATGTTTATCTTTCCGTTGTTATCACCGAGTGATTTTGTCGCACCGGTAAGGAGGCTTGTAGTACCTACCCAAAGGTCTTTCCAACCGCCCGAGCCACTAACGCCCTGACCGATTTTATCCTGCGCGTTGGGGCTACCATACTGCGAAAGACAAAGCATCATCATAAAGCGGCGATGGTCATAGTTGACAAGACCCCAGTTCTTTCCGTTTACCTGTGCATCAGTCCAGAACTGCGAGATTGTACGCGAACCAGCGGGTCTTACTCCTGAACGAGAAGTCAATGCTGCTCCTGCAAGCGAAGCCTTATATGCGCCTACGCAGATGTAATCACCTCCGTCCGCATCACCGATGAAATGCCCTCCGATTGGAAGCATCGACATCCAAAGGTAATCAACCCCAGACGCGGCATCACGCTTAACTGTGTAGTAAAGCCGGGGAGCAATGACCATCACATGACCCTTTGTTTCATCAAGGGTAGTTCCGTCAGCAAAGACACCTGAGTTGACGGGCGAAAGTTTGGCAGCTTTACCATCGTTGGTAACGAGATAGCGACCGACCATAGACTTGTATTCGTTCCACATACCGGTATTACCGATAACGCCCCATTCTGGACTGCTGGTGCCTTGCTTAATAGGAACACCCCATGCTATCTGACGAAGCAACTGCTCGTCATCGGTGTTCATTGAGTTCATAAAGTTGTCAAGGGTGATTCTGCGGACAGAACCATTTACCTCAACCATCACACCGTTATTCTTCTGAATAGAAGGCACAAGTGTGGCGTTTCCAAGATTCTTTTTAGCCATATTATTGCGTTTGTATTAAGTTGTTAGTGTTAATTCCACTCTGCTTCTGCCACGACTTCAACATCACCCATTTCACCATTACGGTCGGTTTCGGTTGTGGTGACTTGAATTGTGTTGGCATTTGCAGTCTTGACGACTGACCATGTTTTCCTATCCATCACATCCATTCGCCATTTTACACCAGTTGGCGTGATTTCTTGATTTGAGCCATCGGGCAGGAAGCGAACTATCTTCGCCTTGACTGTTACAGGGCTACCGGTATCAACATCCTTTTGTGTAGAAGAAATGAAGCAGATAACTTGATAGTCATCCGATGTGTCGATAATGCGTATTCCGGCTCTGAATACTGGGGTTGTGCTGGAAGAATCCTTATAAAATTCAGCGATAAACAACTGAGTGCCGTCAACATCCGCATTTGTGACAGTGATGGACTTCATACCGTTCTTAGCACTCCAAAGGGTGTTATCCCTATACCATTTCACATAATAGTTGGTCAGTTCCGATGCACCAAGCCATAACTTAGTGGAAAGCACGGTTGAAGTGATGTCGGATGTAAGCTGCTCGGTGGTTGCGTTTACATAACCGGCATAAGAAGTAGCACCGACAGTCTGAATAAGCACATCGATGGATTTTTGCAGGTTGTATTCCGTACCGCCTACGGTTGCCACGCAAGAATAAGAAAGCGTATCGTTGGCGATATTAGTTGAACTTGCAAGGTTCTTAACGATTCGTAATGCCCCGGTGATTGTGTTCATCTTGAACACTCCCGTACTGTCAAGCCGATACCCATCCGCATCAGTTGTACTATTAAAATTAAGGGTGACTCCGTTGTATTGCCATTGGTGGAATGACAAAGCCACAGATGCGCCTCTTGCAGATGTCACATTGGGAACGATGATAGGTTGGTTGGCTGCAACCGTCCAATCAGGAGATACTGTGCCTGACTTGTCATCCACACCTTGATAGAGGGGGATGCCATTGGCGATTTCAAGCGAAATAAAGAATGTATCACCATTCCTTAATCGCTTAATTGTAATACTACCTTGTGCGCTGTAAGACATATTATTTCAGATTTATTTATTGTTGATAAAAGCAAGTGCATCATACTGGTCGCACACTACGCCATTCAATTTATCAGCACGTTCTTTAAGTGTACCGGAAATACAAACCGAGTTCATCAATTCCTTTTCATTGATACACATCATATCCCCATTACATACATGGGTTTCAACTTGGAATCCGTAGTTAACGGCCTTTGTTTTGTCTGCAATTATGTAATTCATCAGTTGAAAATTAAATCGTTACCATTCTCATCCGTAAAGATGTCATTGTTTTCATCGGTTGCAATGCAGTGTGCTTCCTTGAGTTCTGACATAGTATGCAGTTCAATCCACGAATCGTTGTAAGACGAGCCTATTCCGGTCAATGAAAGAAGAAACTGTGTTACATCACCCTCATTCAGAAGCACATTGGTTTTAGCGTAGGTATCAGCATACCAAAGAATCCTGATAAGGCTACCCGGACAATCCACAACGTTTCCGTCATAATCCACCATAACCTCGTCATAGCGCATCGTGTCAAATGGGCTAATGTCTGTTCCGTTTGTCATTCGGATTGTGTATCGTGGATTCAGACGATTGACCGAGAACTGAACCATTGCCACTTCTCTATTTTCCGCATAGGCCCGAATCACATAATCAGATTTATGAATCAGACGTAAGTCTAATGTTATCTGAGTGGGTGCAATAGCGATTACTTCATCTTCTCCTGCGGTCAATTCAGTGAATGATGTAGCGGTATTCACTCGGAATAATTTTATGTTATATCCTGTTGTTATGACTTTATCACCACTGTATAAGGATACCGGGATAACGCGGTTATAGGCGTTTTCATCCGTTGCGGCTGTCTGCGCTGATGATGATGCTGTCTGCAATCCGTGGGATGTCTTATATTCATAGAGGAAAAGCTTATCCTTGAAAGGATTGTATTGGATAATCATATCGTCACCTATGCCAAGTGAATACATATTATGCGACTTGTCAGAGCATGATAACACAATAGGCTCGGTCTTGATAGGAATGTTAACGCCTAATCGATTGTCTGCAAGGACTCCCTCAAAATGCAATGATACCTGTTCACCCGGTGAGAAGTTGCGCATTACTGAAAGCGCACCACGTAGTGAGCCGGTCTGATTGATAGAATAAAGATTTTCCCATTCAGGAAGCGTGGAAATGTCTTCACCATTGGCAAACCACTTCATATCAGCAAGAGCGTGATTTGAATGTGGGTCGCCCCAACTATTATCTGCGGCACTTGCCACTACTTGAGGAAGAATCACTGTTGGTGAAAGTGCGCGATTAGGCTCATACTGATTTGTAAAGCCATTATATACTTGCACCACCGGACTGTTAGGGGTGATGTTGACCACCGAAACAGCCACGTTAAGAGGTGCATAGTCTATTCTTATTCTTTTTTTTGATATTTCCATTATGGTGCTGCTATTAGTTGAGCCTGCGCCACATCATCCCCGTCAATTTTTGCAACCATCGTGAATAAGGTGCTGATTGAGTTCGGATTTGTACCGAGGTCGTTATCTGTATCTGTGTATGTAAGGGTTATTGTTCCGTCAAAATCCTTTACCTTTTGTTTAAGCTGCCAAGCAGCATCATTCACAGCCTCACCGCTATCGCGTGTAATAGTCCAATCGGTTATCTGGTCGGTTATTTCTTTCCACCCTTGATAGACCCGACACGTTACTTCCATTGATTCGCCATAAGCAAGGAAGCCGTCACCATTTGTCGTAATTTCCATTCGGATGGGAAGCACTTGAGTTTGTTCTATGACACCAGTCATATAGATGTTATTCAGATATGCAGAATAACCGGTCATAAACAATCCGAATACGGAGAGATTACTCAAGTCACCAAACTGCGCACCGATATTGTTGGCGGTAAATTCCCAATCATTCACGCCTTTAAGATAGCGTTCATAAGTCCGGGTAGAATATCGGGATGTCTGACGGTTGGTATCGGTGAAGTTTCCATAACCTACAAAGTGCATAGCCTCACAAGGATGAAACTTCATCTTCCATCTATCCGACACCGCACGGAGCATATAGCGAAATTTGCTATTGCGACCAGTTTCTAAAATGTCGGTGATTCTGAAATATGCAGTATAGAAGCCGGCAAAATGAAAATTTCCAATGGAATCATCATAGTCTGCCGTTGAGTTGTTTGATTGTGTATATCCGTCGTGGAAAATACCCATGCAGATGTCATCAATCGCAACAGTACCGATTTCTCCATCCTCAAGATGAAGAATGACAGTACCGGTCATCAATGGATTGCCATCTGAATCAAGGTCAGGTATGCACTGTTCTACGATACCACCACCGGGAGCGTTCCACTTGTTGCCAATCTGAATCTCAACACGGTTATAGCGTAGTTCAGGAACCTCAAGGAATCTGCGAAGAGAAAGACTTTCAAGCCAGCCATTGCCATCTTCATCTACCATTCCACCAAAGCCCGTAAGACCATCCGCAAAACTATCACCGAACTGCACACCTTTCTCTCCTGTCAGCTTTCCACCGACATTCAAGGGATATGGTGTACGGTCAGCTTTCGTCTTACTAAGAAATTCCTTCAATGAACGAAGCGAAGAAAAGGCATTGCGATTGGTTGGAGTCGTTGTGTCGTTTGTTGTAATCAGATACACCGTGCTTCCACCTCCACCATTACCTCCACCTACAAAAGTCTGTCCTTTCAAGGTCAATGATTCAATGGTATCTTCCAACGCGCCTAATCGTGATATAGAAGGGGTTTCACCTACTGTGATTATGGGCGAGTCATAAGGATAATCAAGCTGACATTCATACCCCACAATGCGAGATTGTCTGCTTCCATTAACGAAGTAAGCATCACTAATCAGATTCACACAGTCGCCAAGACCAAATGGGAAATAATAGCCGGTAGGTGTTTCTCCTTGCTCTTTCATCCAATCCGACATCATCGTACAAGGATAGCTATTGGGGTCAACTTTCGTTTTCGCTATATATTCCTCAGTACGTTTAAGTAGTTCCTGCTCGGCATCTTCAATAAGTCCCAATGACGCTATTTTAGTGGCATCCCATCCATAAAGGACGTATTTATCACCAACTTGTGGCAATAGAACCGTATCGGGGAGCTTTCTTCCGTAATCTTCATTTGCCACAATCTCCCAAAGTTGCGCATCAGGATTCCAAGAACCATCTGATAATTTTTCAGACACTCCGAGGGGATTAAACATCACGCCAAAATCCAATCCGTTCAATTTACCAGACTGAAAAATGATGTGAAGTTCCTCATTCTCAAGAATGTAATCCTGCGAAAACTGAATATGGTTATCCTTGAATCGATAGAATGTTTCCGTGTTTGTCGTACCATCATCGTTTGTGACAGTATCGGTATATGTGCTTACAGAGTCAATCGTTCCGTCAGTCCGTGGATATATGTCATCAAAGACCACCACCTGCTCCACTGCTGCCTCAGTCGGCATATTGGGATAAGCATCCACATAGGGAGTTCCGACAGGGAGCATAAGTCGTTTCTGCACGATGCCATTGACAACCACGGTTTCATCAACGGGGCGATAGTTTACGGGAATATTCCGCGTTGAGCCAAAAGCATAGATTCTGGTGGCGTAAACATTCTTATTGCCTGAACTTGATATGTCAGCCACATTCACGCCTTGCTCAAAGTCAATCGGTGTGCCAATTTCACATCTGCCAAAATAAATCACATGGTCTTCAATCCACCATTCACACTCCCACGCTTCCGCCATCATATTAAGGGCGGTTATCATATCCGTATTGTTGTAGGTCAGAAGTTTTGCTGACTGCGTGACCGTGCTATCTATTGAAAAGATAAACTCCTGCTCGTTGTACTTATATCCTAATGCTTTAAGATTGCGCACAAATACGCCTAAATGCACATCAAGGGTTGCAGTAAGACTCCACGAAGCCTCGCGACCACCGGTTTCAGGGGTGTACTTGAAAATCTTATTTCGCCATTTACAATAATAGGCTTCAAGTTCTAATTCATAATCATAGCCCCCGGTTGATTTGTTGTAAGTGGGATTATACAACTCAACCAATTCAAAGCGGCCAAAACCCGGCACATCGCACCAATCGCCCAACTGAAAGTAAATAGGCTTGCTAACGCTGAATTTAAGCAAAACATAATCAGACCCCATCAACTCTACGACCCTTTTAGAGCCTTTATTGATGGGTGTCTGAAAACGTATCTCGTTTGCGGTATCGTATATCGTTAGCATACTGCAAAAGACGCAAAAGAAAAGCGAAGTAACCCAAATGTTACCTCGCTTAATCGCTACCTTTGAAAAGTAGTCGTAATTTCGCCCAATGTCAGGGCGAAGCATAGGTTAAACCCCATGACTTTTATGTAATCAATAACCCATTGCGTAAGACCGGTGACGGCTATTCCGTACCCAGCCCACATAAGGCATAAAGCGCAAGTTTGAATAATAGCATCCATCATCTTGCTTGATGAACTCGCCATACATTTTCAGTTTATCGCCTTGCAAAAAGGCAAATTTTGAATAGCCAATGACCTTTGAAACGGCTCTATCCATCTGCATAGACCCATAGCCAAATTTCTCAATAGCCGGGTAGATGATATTCTGAAAAGCGGTTTCGCTATCGGTCATATCCCCCTGCGGTATGATGCTTAGTATTCCGTTGTGTGCGAACCATACATCGCCACGATTAAAGGGGTGACAGTTGGCTCGCTTGATTGAGCCATGTGTCGCAAGGCGAAAATGTATGATGCAAGGCTCTTCATCTGATACCTTTTTCAGTTGTCTTTTGAAACTATCGAAGCTCATCCCCTTATAAAAGGTTGATGGGGATATGAAACCGCAACCGTGGGGATTTGCTTTGTAGGCTGCCTTGATGATGTCGTTTTCTGGCATTTTAACGCCTGCCGGCTTTACTATGATGACGCACATAATGATATTCTTTATTTTGATGTTTAGAAATGCTTGTAGGGGTTTTAATCGGTGTCAGGGGTATGTTTCAACCCCTGACCCTGATTGATGTCTTAAAGGCTTGCAAAGTGGCTTGCACGTGCCTTAAAGAATGACTTCTCCTCTGCGTTGAGAAATGGTATCTCGTCGATGCTTGCTACCGGGGCGGTCAGTCGGTTTTTCTTTGACCAGATGACGAGCTTTCCGCAGAAGCTAACCCAGTTGATGATTTTTTCGTAGTTGGTCGTGCCGGCGTGCTGTCTAAACTCGATGGTCTTGTGACGGCGGTAGCTTTCGGCAT